GTGGAATCCCCCTGCAAAAAAAACTCGGTCACTGATTTGTTGCCGCGTGAGTAGTTGCATTTTCTACAGCTTGCGACGAGATTATCTGGGTCATCGAGCCCGCCTTTACTGACCGGGACGATGTGGTCAACAGTATCGGCGTATTTGTAACACCACGCACAAACCCAGTCATCGCGTTCAAGGATTCGAAGCCTTAGCTTCTTCCAGATTGCGCTATTAGCTTTACGCTGTGAGTGCATTGTCATCAATACCACCCACGCCCTGTCTTAGCCTTACGCAACTCCCATGCTTTTAGAGCTGTGCAAGGTAGATCGTAACGGTGTTTGATATAGCGAAGTCCCCAGTCAATTTGGTCGAAGCCATTAAGATTTTTTACTTTGTGGTTTCGTATTTGTGGAATTCCATAATGCGATCCATTACGGCTTCGAGGATTCCAGTGTGACTCGTAAGTCCAGAGAGTGCTTAAGCAATTGAATTGTTTTTCATTTAACAGTCTGGAATGTGCATAGAGTTTATATATTTCAATCTCTTTCGAAGGCGTAGCCGCAATGACCTGAGTCGGCTGTAACATAGTTACACATAGCACGCCCATAAGCACCAAACGCCCGCGCGAGCTATCCGCCTCAGCGGCTCGCTTCGAGCGAGTGGAGCGTAGCCAGCATGTCAAATGATTGTCAAGATTGAGCGTGCGCTTGAGCGTGTCCCACAGGGTGTTGACGAACTGTGGATAAGTCATTTTTTAGATCCACCCCACCCAGTCCCCTTAAATGTGACCAGCGGAATTGTCCAGATCCGGCTCATTTCCTTATGACAACATAATGGCGCGTCGATTCCGTTATTTATTGGACTTTCAATTGTTGCAGTCCAGCCACATTCATCACATTCGAATTCATAACTTGCCATTGAGCACCCTTTCGTGAACCTCTTTAAGAAGTTGTGCGTCAGCGTCAGCTCTTTCGGCTTTTGTCATGATCCGATTCTCTAGCATTTCAATTCCAATAACTCCACAGCCCATGCACTCAACACAGACAATGCCCACAGGTAATCGGTCATTAAAGTCCCCGATTAGCTTGTGCGGTTGTGTGCCCTTACAAATGCGGCACTTGAATCTAAGACTTTGCATAAGGGCTCTCCAATAGATTCTCAATGGGTTGCAGTGAGTCTTGTGTGACCCACCATGAATTTGTCCGGTCTTGTCTGTAACGTGGTTTTTTAGCCACTGCCACGGGTATCCAGCCCGCAATCCGGTAATTTGGAGACTTGCCTACAACAAGCACAGCAATGTCTTCTACGCGATCCAAATCGCTGACGATTAAATGACCCAAATTCCAGCGAGTCCATTTGACTTCGATGTTTGTGCCTACGTCCGCGACTGTTTTGTAATTTGTATTTGCTAGATCCTCAATCGGCGTCCCAAAATGCTTTGCCACTGCAATCTCAGCTCCAATCGCTTCAGATTGTTGCAAGACAAATTCTGGAAAACTCATGCGCTCTTTGTCGTGTTGGTAATTGCGCTTTTCTGTAATGCCTAAGAATTGCGGCATGTATCGAATCGCTCTTATAAGTCCAATTTCAGCTTGTTTGATTACTTCGCTCTGATCGAGATCAATGTAACTCATTTGCCTAGACACCCGGCACAAGTAGCCATGAGATCATCGATGATTGCTCCGTCAGTCGGTTGTGGCTTTTGGCATGTATCGCACCCAAACCATTTGCCTTCTAGTGGAAGTCCCGGAGCTCCGCTTAACCGTTTATAAGTCCCGTCCGCGTAAAAAATCATCGCTTCACCCATTTGGCAACCACACCCCTTCGCTTAATGAGAAGTGATACCAAATTGTCTCGCATTGCTGTTGCTTTGTTACAGCTGTGCACTTGTAGCCAAAATAGTCTTTTCCGGTTTTGTTTGATGTGCCCTTTAGTTCGACCATCGTGCCATGCTTACAGCTGGGCGGCGCGTCTTGTAATTTGCCCCCAAGCTTTTGCTCAATCTCGGCAATGGCTTCGGCGGCTTTTGGCACTCCGACCCATTCGTCCCATTTATTGTCTTCGGCTTTAATGTCAACGATTTCGGTGACTCGTTGCATGTCTTGAACCGTTGCGCGATTTACTTCGCTCGGAGTAAGTAAGCCAATAACTCTTCCATAAACCGAAGTCGTGCAGTTTTCGACCCAGTTCAATTGATTGACTCCGCGATCTGTTCGGATCTCGAAAGCGTAATCCACCGCCGCTGGGACGGTCTCTGTGTCGTCTCGGTAAGCTTCGGCTCTCATTAAAATGAAGCCCTTGACCACATCGATGTCCTCAATGTAAGCGACCAATCGCCCGGACGGGAATTCTAATCTAAAGCGTTTAATCCTAGAATTTACATCTTCATAATTTGTTAAATCGAAGCTCATTTGCGACCAGCCCCAATCTGCATACCCACTGAGCGACCCCGGTGATAACCCTCGGATCGACCTTCGCGGAATCCTTTTGAGTAAGCGGCAAGACTAGCCAGTGAGACAATCGCGGCGAGTAGGAGAAGCTCCCACAGCCCGGAGATAATTTGCATTTCGTTCATTGTTTTGCTCCCGTTTCAGAGAGCGACACTCGCGCTCCCTAGTTACAGGGTGAGCCATAAGCTGGGCACTGTCAAGAATCCCGCTCAGCTTTCGGCGTGTCTTGCACGTGTTTTCTGTCCTTGTCCTTGAGTCCATTGCTTGCCAATACCCCACCTAAAGACCCAGTCAAGAAGATTGCAAGGGTTTTGAGTAGATCAATAAACGCCGCGTCATTTGGTGCTTGTGCCGCCACGGGCTGAGTCACAAAAATCAACGCATAAACAATTCCCAAAGTCACAACAAAGAAAACAACTGAAAGGGTGACGCCAATAAACAAAATCAATCTGGCTTTAATCTCTTCGGGGCTGAGTCTTTGTTTCATTTTTACTCCCTCGGCTTTGGTTTAATTATGTCGCCCAATAAATCCTCGGTGCAGACGCCACCCACTTCGCACTGGGGCTTTTGGCACTCTGCCTTCTCCCAATTTTCAAAGTCTTGACATGGATAGCGTGTGTAGCCGTCATAGCGTTCACATGCTGAAAGAGCCAGCACCGAAGACAGTGCCAGCCCTAACAGGATTAATCTTTGGATCAATTACTTACTTACGCCGAAAGCTGAATCCTTTGGATTAAGCCAGCGAAGAATTACTGGCAAGACTGCCGCAAGTCCAGCTGACGCGATTGCCTTTGGATCTGTGTTGCCTGTGGCATAAACAGCTATTGCCGCGGCTAGAAAAGAGCGAGCCCATGAAGCCGCCATTGCTTTGAAGTTTGTCATTTTTTGTCCTTCTTTTTCGGGTTTGGTAGTTTTGGTAGGTCTCCCGAAAACTCGACAAAGTCCGGACGTCCAAAGCTGACAAACAAAGAAATGTGACGATCCTTGACCATCACCATGCCGCCATTTGCCTGATTTTTGTCCGACGTGTTGCCTTCGATTGTCTTGACTATGTCTTTGTTGACTTCGATGACTCTAGCCACATGCTCCGGCTTTTTGCCACCGCTGAAATTCATAAAGCCGACATCTCCGACTTTTGGCGTTTTGTGTAATTTGTTTGCTTCTTTGTAAATAATCTCACCGCCCGGAGTCCAGACCGTGTTAACGACTTTGACCCCAGCTTGCTTCTCGCACCAATTTTGAAAAGAGCCGCACCACGGCTTTCCGTCAGCTCTAAAAGCTTTGCCATATTTCGTGATGTTGTCGGGTGTCTCGACATAGCCAATCTCCGCAATCATTACTTCGAGAAGTTTGGCAAGTGATCCTTTTGGAGCTTCCATAATCATTGTTCCAATGTTTCGTTTACATCATCTTTTGGGACAATCCATTGACAAGTTTCTTCATCAAAGCCAATAGCGTCAGCTGGTTCGGGTGCGATAAACGCGTCTCTTATTGGGTCGTATGTATAACCGACTCCAGCGTAGTTATATCTTATGTTCCCGTGGTAACTAGTTTGTAACCAAGTGCCGCCAAGATTATCTATTAACCATGAATAACCTTGATCGCCCGCTGGATCATCATTATCACCCGTTAAAACACGCAAAACAATGTTGTTAGAATCAACCTCTGCCCAATGACTCATACTGCATACCTCACAATAATAATTCCTGAACCGCCAGCTGCGCCAGCACTATCAGCTGTTGCCGCCACACCAGCTCCACCGCCGCCTCCGGTGTTTATTGTCCCAGCTGTTCCAGCGACACCGCTGGCTGTTCCACCTGCGCCACCGCCGCCTAAACCGCCCGCGCCGCCAGTTGCCTCCCCACCTTGATCTGTATAACCCGCTCCACCGCCACCTGCGTAATAACCGCCAGAACCAGTTGAAGTTGCACTCGCCCATGAAGAATAAGTATTGACACCATTTCCACCTGCGCCTGACGACCCAGAGATTCCACTCGCACCAACCGCTCCTGCGCCACCGCCACCGCCGCCACGATATTGTGCAATTGATGATCCTCCGGTGTTACCTTGACCTGATGTTGCCGCACCACCTGAAAACCCTGTGCTATCTGACGCACCCGCTCCACCGCCAGATCCACCCGTTAAACCTGCGGCACGTCTTCCACCACCGCCGCCGCCTTTAACAAGTGTTAAGCCACCAAATTGTGAATCGCCGCCAGTGCTTCCATTGACCAATGTGCCGCCTGACGCGCCACCGCCGCCGATTGTGCAAGTGTAATTTCCAACACTTAAAGATTGAGAACTAAACGCTAGTAAACCACCAGCTCCACCGCCACCTGAACCTGCGCCTGACGCTCCACCGCCACCTGCAACCACAAGAATGTCAGCAGTTAAAGTTGCACCAGTAACACTCAAAGTCCCATTGCCTGTAAAAACCCTGTAATTGAACCCACCGGAAGTGTAAAGTGTTCCACCTGTAACAACAGGTCGATCACGATTTGAACCAATAATACCTAAAATTAATCCCATTACGATAGATCGCCAATAATTGTAAACGTGTTGCTTCCTGTGCAAATAATCGAACAAGCAGAATAACGTGCCCGAAGATTAGGAGCAGTTGAAGTTGCACCTGTTGACGTAATAGTTACTCCTGCGCCTTGAGCAAATGAAGTTAAGCCAACGCCTATTGATTGAACGTTAATTATGTTTCCTGTTGCAAAAACTGATGGCGGCACTGTTACTGTAACCGTTGACGCATTTGATGTTGTGACTAATTTTCCAAGATCACCTGCGACAAGTGTGTATGTCGTGCCCGTCTGGGCGTTAAAACTTAAAGTCGTGTCATCTTGTTCAGTCCATACAAAATCCAAATCTGTCCCAGAATTTTTTGCCAAAACTTGACCAGTTGTGCCGCCTTTTAGATCAACAAATGAAGAATCGACGCCATTGAGAGAAGTGCGGATTGCCGCCGCTCCATCTTTGACTAAGTCGGTGTCGTCTGGGGTCTCCCACCCAAAGTTTGTCGTTGTTGCCATGTCTTCTCCTTTATGCGACCACAGTCGCGTTCAACCAGTCAAGTGTAGAGCTTAAAGTGTTCCATGTCTCGGATATTGGCACGTCGCCCCATGTAAACGCCTGAAGGCTGAAAGCTATCGGCGAGAGGTTTAGTGTCAATGATAGATTGTTTACGCTTGCGTTAAAAGTCCAGCCTTCGACAAATCCTTGAAATTCTCCATCGTTCATGTTGTTTGGTAGATCCATTATGTTTAGCGGCAAGCCCATAAAAACAGCCAAAAGTGTGTCTCGATCTCCATCGGTAATGTTTGGATTTCCAAGCGCAAAAGTGATGGAGTCAAACATTGCCCGGGGATTTGCTCTTAGAGTCAAATAAAAATCAGCCTGAGATTCGGCGTCGGACTCATTGTGCAAAGTGGTTTGAATTGATTGAGCCAGCTTGCCATAAGTGGCAATCGACGCCAGATCTTCGGCTTCAGCTGTGCCCGCCCGCCATTTGATTGCAATGGAATTCCTAACATCACCGGCACGGGTAGAAGTCCTTAGACCATAAGCCAGCGCGTCGGTAGCTGTGACATCGAGATAACCATAGGTAGCAAGATAAACGCTTCGGTGAGTGCTTTCGTTGTAATTAATCCGTCCGGCTGAGTCTTCAGATAGGTATCCAAGCCCCGAAGTAGCCAGCGAAGCGACCAGCGAATAAATGTCGGTAATGTTTGAAGTCCGAGCTTGTAATTCATAATTGCCATTATCGATCTCGCCGAGTCCATTGTTTTCGGCATTTGACCAAATAGTCGTAGGATCGTAAGTGTTCCATTGAAGTGCCGCTGGGACTGCGTTCCAATTATCAAACAAGATTTGGCTCAAAATTTCTTTTATCTGTACGCCTTCGAGATCCTTTGCAAGCACGCCTTCGGTCAAAGCTTTTGGCAATCTTGAAAGAGCCCCCAGAGCTGTCAGATTAATGGTTTGAGAGATTCCGTTTGTGCCGGAAGAACTGACTTCCACAATGATGTCGGTGATAGATCCACCAAAAATCGGGACATAAGTGCCCACGGAATTTTGAACTTCAATTGTTATCCCTTGATTTATTTCAGCGGTTATCGAAGAGCCATCAAGATTTATCAGTGACACATTGCAATACCCGGCGACGGGTTGCGAGTAGATGTCAGTGCGTCCGGAAGTAATTGTCAAGTCTGCCAAAATAACATTTTGAAATTCAATGGCGTTAATCTTGACGCGCCACACCGGAGTCCAAATGCTCACTAAAAGGTCAGAGCTCCAGCACCCAAAGCCCCACGGGCTTGCGATCTATTTAAAATCTGAACAATTTGCCGAGCTGTGCCTTCCGGATCAATTGCGCCATTGACGGTCAGATTGATGGTTGTGCCCCCACCCATGCCGTTTGGAATGATTGTCCCGTTTGACTTAGGCACAAATAGCTCAGCCCCGCGCTCTCCGACCACATAAGGCGTCCCGCCTGTTACAGCTCCACCATTTGCCCGAAAGCCGCCAAAAGCCGAGTTGACCAGATTGCTCACGCCTTTGACGATTGGGTTGTTTTGAACCAATCTGATGAGATTTCCAATTGACTGGACAACCCCATCAATGAACCCGACAAGCTTTGCAAATCCTGTGATGAGCCCGGATAACAAAGTGCCCACCACTTTAAGAGCCGCTCCCAAAACTTCGCCCAATACTGGCGCAAGAATCTCGGCGACAAATGACGCAAAAGCTTTGAACGCATTAAATAATGGTTTGAGATTGTCTTCATTGTTTTTAATTGTTTTTGCAATCTTTCCAAATGCTTCAAATAAGCCTTCAAGAATTGGCTGAAATACATTGACGACCCCAGGAATCACAATCTCGGTAATGAAAGACCACCATGACTGAAAAATTGGAATCAAAACATCTTTGAAAAATGTGGCAATGTTTTCAAAAGCTGGAGCAAGTTTTTTGCCAATATCTCCGGCAAGCAATGAGACCGCTGGAATTACATTATTTACGATTCCGCTGACAAGTGGAGTAATAGCGTCAAGCACAAATGATCCGACTGTCTCTTTGCCTTCATCAAATGCAACGCTTAGTCTCTGCATTTTGCCCGCAAATGTGTCGGCTTGTTTTGAAGCTTGACCTTCAAAAGTCTTTGAAAGCGAAGCAGTGACTTCGTCGAAAGACATGGTCTTAAGCTCTGCCGATGAGATACCGATTCCCAGCTTGCCAAGTGCGGTGGCATTGCCTTCATAAGCCTTGCCCAAAGCGTTTGACACAGCTTCCAAAGATTTGCCAGAGCCAGCCGCAATGTCAATTGCCAGCGATTGAAGTCTTTGAGCCTCTTCAACATCTTTTGTGGATCTGACTAATCTTTCCAGCGATGGTCGAAGTTGATCATCGGTCAAGCCAGTGAGAAGCGAAGTTTTCGTGATCTGATTCTCAACAGCGGCTATCTGAGCATTTGTCGCGCCCGTTGTATTTTGCAATGAAGCGGCAAGTTTGACTTGCGCTTTTTCATCTTCAATTGCGGCTTTGACGCCATCGACCAAAAGCTTGCCAGCGTAAGCCGCCGCCGCCGCTCCGGCAATGGCAAATGCCGCTCCGGCTTTTTTGCCAAAGTCGGCAACCCTAGATCCAAAACTTTCGACTTCATTTGTTGCGCCTTTGACCCCGCGTTTTAATTCATCAAAGTCAGCGTCGAAGGTAATCTTTACCTTTGGAATTCCAGCCATTACGCCACGCCCCCTCTTTTAGCGACTTCCTGAATCATCTCGGCATATTCCTTCGCGACAATTGGCACATAAAACTCAACCGCTGGAGCAATCCAATATCCGCGAGGATTTGCCCGGACTTTGAATCTGTCTGTGTATTTGCGACCAATTGAGTCAATGCCGGGGTGAGATCCATATTCTGTGCCCCAAAGCAATGCGCCCGCTGGGGCTGAAGTTTGTTTTGTCTTTTGCCCTTTTGAATTCTTTTGCCCGCCATATTTTCGACCGACTTTTACACTGCCGCCCACGTCAACACGGATCAATCTATCGCGCGGCGTTTTAATTGCTTTTGAATTAGCGAGAAGCTTTGTCGCTGGGGCTGGGGCTTGATTTGCTGTCATCATCAATTGACCCGCAAGCCGTTGAGATAATGGTTGAGCTCTTGTGCGGACTTCATCTTGCGTCTCTTTATCCAGTGATCGCAAAACGCCCAGCAAATCTTTGAGTTGACGTGGATCGACTTCGATTGCATAAACGCCTTGTTTAGCCGCCGCCATTTCGTCTCTCCAAAATCTCCAGTGTGGTCTTTATGTCTTCAGCTGTCTGCCATTCACTCTTCGGGAGACCCGTCGCGATGGCGAGCTCCCAAAGTAAACGATTTACGCTTCCAGCTTCAAAACTTTTGGGTCTTGACTCTCCGTTGATATATCAGCAACGGTCTCGATCCAAGCTTCGTAAGGTTTGACTGGCTTTCCAGCCGCTTCGCGCTTCATGGCGTTATAAGCCAAGAAAAGCAAATCGCTGACCCCAATCTTGTCTTGCGCTTGCTGAATTGTGTTGCCTGTTTTGGTCTCCCATTTTGCCCACTCGGGTGGAGCGGCGATGTAAGTCGCCGACTCCCCTGAGCTGTATTCGATAGTGATTGCAACCTTCATGCTCCCGTTTTCCTTATCTCTTAGCTAAATGTCTCGGTTGGTGTTCCCACGACTGTGAAGCTCATGCTAAC